GTGCAAACATCCTATAACACGCAAGGCGGCGTTCATACCCAAGGCGGTACACCATTGCATAAGAACTATGCTGGTATTGGTTACACATGGGATGGAACAGGTTTTGCCCCACCACAACCTTTTGCATCTTGGACTAAAAACGCTGAAACATATATTTGGGAAGCGCCAACACCTATGCCTACTGATGGCAAGATGTACACATGGAATGAAGAAACAACATCATGGGTTGAAGTACCTACAGGGGAATAATATGCCTCAATATTCGGGAATGTGGACACTAAGCCAAGCATCCCAAGCCATTAAAGACAACAACTGGACTGGACTGCCTCCGCAAAATGTGGAGTATTTGGTCGTTGCTGGCGGTGGTGGCGGAAATGCGGGTGGTGGAGGTGCTGGTGGTTTGCTTGCAGGTTTTTCAGGTGTAACTGCTAATACTCAATTATGGGTGACTATTGGTGGCGGTGGAACTGCTGGTGTTAATGGCGGAGCCGTTGCAACTAATGGCGGAAATTCAGTTTTACTTGCTACATCTTCAGGCGCTACTACGGGAAACATTGTTGCTCTTGGCGGCGGATTTGGTGCTAGGGATACTCAAGCAGGCTCAGGCGGTTCTGGAGGTGGTGGTTCGTATGCAGTAACTCCGGGCGGCGCTGGAACATCAGGACAAGGAAATGCCGGTGGAACTGGAACTACTGCTTCTGGTGGCGGCGGCGGCGGCGCAGGAACAGTTGGTTTAAATTCACCAGCAAACAGCACTGGTGGCAATGGTGGTGCTGGTATTGCATCTTTTATTAGTGGAACTGTTACAACATACGCTGGTGGCGGTGGCGGCTCTCAAACTGGTTTATCTGGTGTAGGTGGTGGTGGTACAGGAGCGGGTGGTACTGGAAATCCGGGGACTGCAAATACTGGCGGTGGTGGTGGTGGTGGATACTCTTCCGCAGGTGCGGCTGGCGGTAGCGGTATCGTCATCATTCGCTATCCAGACACATTCAATGCCGCAACAAGTACAACGGGTTCGCCAACCATTACAGTAAGCGGTGGCTTTAGAATCTACAAATTTACTGCATCGGGTTCAATAACTTTTTAATGTGGCATAATTGAAAGCATGAATATAAATGAACTTAAATCATTGCTTTCGTATGAACCTGATACTGGTGTAATCCGATGGGTTGCCAAAGGTAAAGGGCGCATCAAAAAGAAAGAAGCGGGTACGCTATTGCATAGCGGCTACGCGGGTATTTGCATAGGCCCAAAGCGTTGGCAATCGCATAGGATTGCATGGGCCTTGCATTACGGTGAATGGCCTAAAGACCAAATCGACCACATCAACGGCATCAGGACTGACAACCGTATTTGCAATTTGCGTGAAGCCACAAACGCGCAAAACGGGAAAAATATTAAATTATCCAAAGCAAACAAAACAGGCGTAGCGGGCGTTTGTTGGAGTGAACGCTATCAAAATTACAGGGCTTACATTAAAGTAAACCATCAACAAAAGTATCTTGGAACTTTTAAAACACTTGATGAAGCAAGTAAAGCAAGGCAAGATGCTGAAACAATATATTTTGGAGAATGGGCTAGGAAATGACAAGACAATTAAAAATTTGTGTTTATGCAATTAGTAAAAATGAAGAACAGTTTGTTCAGCGGTTTTGTGATTCTGCTAAAGATGCTGATTTAATTTTGATTGCTGATACGGGTTCTACAGATAAGACAGTAGAAAAAGCATTGGAATTTGGCGCAAAAGTTTATGACATTACCGTTAGACCTTGGCGATTTGATAAAGCCCGCGATACGGCTTTAGCACTTATTCCAAGTGATTTTGATGTTTGCGTTTCATTAGATTTAGATGAAATTTTAGAAAAAGGTTGGCGCAAAGAAATTGAACGCGTTTGGAAATCTGACACTACGCGATTGCGATATAAATTTGATTGGGGATGTGGCATCAGTTTCTATTACGAAAAAATACATCACCGACATGGATATTGGTGGAAACATCCAGTTCATGAATGGCCTAAAGCGGATGACAGAATCCAAGAAATTTACGCGCATACCGATATGCTATTGGTAAGCCATCACCCCGACAATACAAAATCACGCGGGCAATATATGCCTTTGCTTGAACTAGCCGTTCAGGAAGATAAGCATTGCCCCCGTAACGCGTTCTATCACGCACGGGAACTAACTTTCTATGCCCGTTGGCACGATGCCATTACAGCGCTAAACAAGTACCTTGCAATGCCCGAAGCCACTTGGCAAAACGAACGATGCTATGCAATGCGTTTGTTGGGCAAAGCGCACGATGAATTAGGTCAATCTGTAGAAGCGCATAAGTGGTATCGCCTAGCGATTGCTGAAGCGCCTAACACCCGTGAACCTTGGTGCGAACTGGCGATGTTCTGTTACCGCCGTAGCCTTTGGGTTGAATGTTATTCAGCGGCTAAATCAGCGTTGGAAATCAAGGATAAGGCTTTGGTGTACACAATGAACCCTGAAGTTTGGGGCGCACAACCTTATGACTTGGGTAGCATTTCAGCATGGCATCTTGGCCTAAAAGATGAAGCAACACAACTTTTACAAGAAGCAATAAAATTAGCCCCTGATGACCAACGATTGAAGAACAATCTTCAGTTTATGGATGCTGATTTTAAAACCTTTGATGTGATAAATCATGAACGAAACGGAAGCCAGGCTTAACAGCCATGAAGCCATATGCGCCCTGCGCTATGAACAAATTAACGCTCGTTTAAAACGACTAGAAGGCATTCTGATTAAAACCGCAGGCATTATGTTGGTGTCAATGGCGGGTGTAATTTGGGCGTCTATTACAAATTTCACCAAATAAATGTTGAAAAGAGCCGACCATGCGTTATTTGGTGGTCGTCTTTTTGGCCCTGACAGCATCTGCCCAAAGTGGATGTAACGTCCAGGACTTTTATGGATTGGCATGGTCATGGCACAATCCATCTGAACGACATCAAAATTTACTTCGTTGGTTGCATTTCAATGGCGAAAGATGCACCAAGGAACAACTGGTAGTCATTTGGAATAACTTGCCCGAGTGGGCAGGTACTGCTGATAGTGCAGAGATAAGACAAAAAATCATATCTCTGTATCAACTATTAGTGGCTAAAGAATCCAAATGATTCAGTTACGTAAATGGTATCCGTTTGTTTTTCCAAAAGAGTATGACGTTAAAGCGGTTGCTTTTGAAAAACGAGCCGAACGATTGGATTATGAATACAAACTGGCGGTGGAATACGAAAAAGTAAACAAGGCAGTTGACGCGCTTGAGATTGAGTTGTACAACAAACGAGCAAGACAACATACGATTGAACTTGAGATATTTAACAACACACGCCGTTTTGATAAATACGTATGACTTGGGACGACAGATATTATGCAAAACACCAAAGACAAACTGGTCTACACAGTAACAATTTGCGTGACGCTGACCCTGTGTATCTCCGTGTTAAGCATGGTGGTCTCCTTTATGTTGGGGCTATGGGCAAAGGAAGTGGACAACGCCGAAATCTTCAAAATGATTTCACCAGCATTCAGCACCCTAATTGGCGGCATGATTGGATTCCTGAGTGGTATCAAACTGAACCAAGACGACACCGATAAATCAAAGGAGAAAACAAATGATGGGTTTAGATGCGATATTGAGTATCGGAACGAAACTAGTAGACAAGTTGATTCCGGACCCCGAGGCGAAAGCAAAAGCACAGTTTGAACTGACAAAGATGGCTCAAGATGGTGAGTTGGCTAAGATGGCCAATGAAGCCAAGATGTATGAAGTTGAGCAGGAAAACGTCACCAGACGCGCCGAAGCCGACATGGCTAGTGACTCATGGCTGTCCAAAAATATACGCCCTATGACGCTAATATTCCTGTTGGCGGCCTATTCTGGGTTTGCCATTGCATCCATCTTTGAATATGAAACACGTGGTGCATACGTAGAACTACTAGGCCAGTGGGGCATGCTTGTGATGTCCTTTTACTTTGGTGGCCGCACCATGGAAAAAATTGCGGAAAAGGTTAAAAAATGACTGAACACTTTACACTTGATGAACTGACCCACACCGACCACCGCACGTTGGACAACACACCAAATAAAGCCGAACTGGCCAACATTCAACGATTGGCTGAATTTCTAGAACAGGTCAAGACACTGCTTGGCGGCAAACCCATCATGATTAACAGCGCATTCCGCAGTAAAGCCGTGAACGATGCTGTGGGCAGTAAAGACACATCCCAACACCGTATCGGCTGTGCGGCAGACATTCGAGTGCCAGGCATGACTCCGGACGAAGTGGTGCGTGCCGTGATTGCCTCAGACTTAGGCTACGACCAAATTATTCGAGAATTTGACCGTTGGACGCATATCAGCATTCCAAATGAGGAAGCCCGCGCACCACGCAAACAGGCCCTCATCATTGACAAACAGGGAACTAGGATATTCGCGTAAGCGCTTCGGTGGTCAGGTCGAGCAACTCATGCTCACTGATGCCGTAGTGCTTCTCAAATCCTTTGTGGCCAAGCCCATGGACGCCCGTGTTACCGCGATGATGTTCTGGGCATAGACCAATGACTGGGGCATTGTCCCTGCGGCCTCCAAAACGCCGGATGTGGTGGATTTCACACGGTGTCCCCGCATGGCCAAGGTAGTGGCATAAAATGCATCCAATTGATGCAACTGCGTCATAGTGTTTCTTGGTAGTATTTTTCATCAAATGCGTTCAAAGCAGACTGCGGAACAGAGTAAAACTCGCCTCGACCGACATTCACAAGATTCTCAGGTCGAAGGAATTTGCCGCGCCCAATCCATCCGACAATCCGAACGTGAGATGGATGAATTTCGGTTAAGACAAAAACGTCGCATGGCTTTTCGACAGACCACTTCACGGCGTTAAGATTTCCATCGG